GCTGCGGGGTCATTCGTATCAAGCCCAATTACATTCCAACGATAAGGCTCTAAAGCTTCAAATGCAGTAGAGTAAGCGGCAGTGTTAATCGTTGGATCGGTACCAGGCGTAATGGGAACCTGATCAACAATAGCAAGTGCGCCTTTGGCGGTTCCCACTTGATCCAATGTGAACCAATTACTGCCTGAAACTGCATAAGCAGCAAGTAAGGGCGCTACTTCATCCGTTGTATCCTTTGCGAATTGCATGGTTTGCAGTATGGTTGTGTCTTCGACCAGCAACAATTCTTTCATTTGGTCATCTTCCAGGGTTTGTCTAATAACGATCTGGAATTGCCTGCTGCCAGGGTACCGCAATACAAGGTTGATTAACGTTGTTCCCGTACTGCTCTTTATTGAGTATGTTCCTTTAGTTCCGCCGCTTCCCAACCGAGTAGCGTAAACACTGCGCGCGCCGCCTCGAAACATCTCAAACGGAACATCGGTTGTCCCGTTAGAACCGAATTGCCGGGTGATAGCGTTGAAATCATCTAATTCCAACAATACAGCGCTGCCGATTGGCCCCCAATTGGATCTGAAAACAGCCGCGCAAACACCGTCGGCAGCTCCTGCAATCGGAGGGGTTCCGAAGTTTTCATAATTAAAATAAACTCCCGGCCTTACTTTTTGCTCGCCTACAGAAAAAAACGCAGCCATTTAATCCACCTCATGATTCATAAAAGCATTAATAATCTGTTCGGCTTCAGATATAGTAGCTTCAATTTTTCCGGCCAATAGAAAAGCCGCCTGTATGCAGTCCGGAGATGCTCCGAAGCGCCCGCTGGCGGCCATTAACTCTTTTAGTCTATATACACTTTCAACGGAAAGCCTTGGTCGTTCATCGACTCCGGGCAGAACGTCAGAATGTTGATTCAATTCAATTTCTTGCTTTGCTGACACTGTAAATTTCCCCACCTTTTCCTCATCTCTAAAATGAGCATTATTCAACAAGTGCCCAGTAGGAATCTTTCGAGGGATAGTCAAGATCCCATACCGGGCGAAAAGAGTTAATTGTCCAGCGTGCAGTTGATCTGCACCGTTCAATACATCAACTTTTTTTACAAACATAGGAGAATTATCGTGCATGATTACTTCTCCGGCTACACTAAGTGATTCTGAAATGACCTTAAGCCAACGATTCCTCTCCATAACATTATCTGTTATGACATGCCCCGCAAGCTGGCAATCGTACCAAACAGAAGCATAGCTTTGCTTATCATCCGTAGAAGCGTTAACAAAACGCCAGTATACCGCAGGTCTTTGGTCTGACGGTTTCCATATATCAGGCGTTTCTGCTTCTCCAATAACCACCGTATCCGGAAAAAGGCGACTCGTCCATCTGTTTATAGCCAGAATAGGGTCTGGATCGGTTGTTATCTGAATAGGAAAGGCCGTTATATCAAAAACAACCGATAAGCCAAAAATACGCGGTATAGCTTGTTCCTGAGGCTGAGTACGGTTAGTATCGTACTCAAAAGCGTCGGATCTTTCCCATATAGCGCAGAATGTTTGGTCTGTGCCGGTGTAAAACGTTCCACTGATAAGTTGAATCAACTTTGGTTCAATGTCTTCCGGCATAACGGAACTTTCCTCACTACACCAAACATTAAAAACCGCCGTTCCGCTAATCTTGCGCTCAGGATCCTCATGCATATCAACGTTGTAATCCATACGTGGATAACATGGCTTATCCCAACCAGGGTCTGTATCCTCAGGCGCTTTTTGATAAAAAAAAGCTGGCATTCCCTGATAGGGAGCCAGCGCGCCGCAGATATATGAGTCATTCTGAATTTGCTTGCATAATAATTCCTCAAGCATTCATAGGGCCACTTTCGTGATTTATAGTAATAAAATCAGACGTCCAAAAGATATCCCACAAACCAGCGGCCACTTCTACAGCCGGAATCATTAGAAAGCTAGTAGAGTTGCCTTGTGGGTTCCCGTACATCATCTGAATAGTATCTTCGCACACCTGTGTTACAAAACCATTCTTGGGGTTACGGTCTTTGGCATACTGTACACGAATAGCGTCATTTTTTCGAATGGCGGATTTATCGAAAGTTTTAACAATTTTATCGGAAATGAGCATTAATTACACCTCACTTTAAACATAGGGTCTTTTAAAAATCTTTTCAATTTTAGGATTTGCCATTTCGATGATCTGTTTTTTATAAGGGCGTGGCTTCATCTTTTTGGTTCCATTTTCTAGGTAATCACCTAGCAGGGCACCGTTTTTAACTGTGATTTTTGATTCAATAAAAGTCTTAACTTCATACGGGTTCCCTTTTGATTCAACGCGTACGTTTTTAACCCAACTCCGTTTAAATGAACCAGTCCTAACAGCAGGCGCTTCACNGGGCGCACTGGCACGGTAATATTGGCCTTTGCTGCCTTTTACTCTTTTGCCTGCGCCTTTTAGCAACTCCCTAGATGCTTTTGTGGTTTTACCATAGGTATTTGGTATCTTATACACTCGGCCGGATCGAGTACCTCTTAAGACATATTGCGATTTTGTATGTAATTCGTTGCTTGCGCTCTCTAGCCTTTGATCTATTTGATTTCTCACATTGTCAACGGTGCTTTTAATCGACTCACTAATTACAGAAATAATACTGTCAGTAGACTCACTCATGTGAGGTCGCTTCTTTCTTCACAATAGTATATAGTCCAATGCCCAAGCCCTCCGGGGTCATAAGGGTCATTCTGATTATAAAACCATTGCCCTTGATATTCAAAAACATCCCTAGGGACAATTTTTAAATCCTCATCGCCGTTATAACCATAGTGCCTCTGAATTATTTTATGAGATACACTGTGCCCCATTTGATGCCATCGTTCGCGTTCATCAGGGCGTGCCTGCGCTAAGATACCTTTAATAGAACCGATCTCATCATATTGATTTTTTTTAGTACGTCCGCGGTCATTAATGATACTTTGCGGACGCAATACTTTGAACGTTTTAAATTCCTGTCCTGGGCGCATAAAAAAATGAGACATATCAACGCCTCAATTTTGCGCGGTTATTTTCAAGCATTCCTGCGTAGAAATAATGGCCGCCATCGCTGTAATTTACTTTTAGTAACGGTGTGGATAAGGTTCTTTTCAGTTCCTCGTACATATCTTTCCAAAGCTGTGCTCTGTCACCAAACCCATAATTAGCAACGTCAATCTTTGTATCCACCTCATAGGAAAGCTTACGGCATATGGCTTCCAAAAGTTTTAACTTAGCAATAACCCACGCCTTAGGGCCACGTTGATAAGCATTAATAACGCTCTCATATTCTTCATCAGATAAAATGCATGTTACTTCGCCACCTTCAACAACGGTGTCACCGAGTTCAAATCGCATTTTATCTTTCCCATTAGTACCGATTTCAGAAGGATTGTATGTATAAGTCATGGATAATCAACTCTGCTTTACAATAATAGCTTTGATTTTTTGGGCTTTGCTATTTTAGACATAGATTCATCAAGTAAAGGCTCATCAGGCATAGATTCTTCAAGCAAAGATTCTTCTAGTACTGGTTCTTCAAGCACAGGTTCATCAGATACCGGGTTTTCAAATACAGACACTTCAGATACTGGCTCTTCAAAAGAAAGTTCATCAGTTGTTGCTTCCTTATCTGGGATTTTAACAAGCTGAATTTTCCCCCATTCTGTCAACCTTTTGATCATCTTGGGGTTGATTACGTTGATTGGTATTTCCTGCCCTGCCGAATAGTCCCTGTCAAAACGAACATGTTTGACGGCTACATAAACATCCATGAAGTATCCCCCATTACGGCATGACAATGAAATCCGGACTAACAGCATTCTGTAAGAACACGCCAAGGTCAGGCGCTGTGATCTCCGGATCGGTGCAAAGCAAGCCCTCTATAAACTCAGTATGTGTAGCAGCTTCGCCTAAATACTGTTGGACTGCAGTATACATCCCGTTTCCAAGCATATCCCATGTAAAGGTATAACCTGCACTGGGCTCTTCGATGGATGGGGTGTCTGTGGTATATGTAAGCAGCAAGCTGTCCGGATCGCAAATATACTGCAAGTCATCTTCCATACCAACAGGTGCCCTGTTAATAATACTTTCAGCAACGACGATCTCTCGCATTTTGAAAAGTTGAGCTAATACATTTGCCGTCACATCTGCTGGGTTCGCTTCGCTGCCTTGGTACTTGATCCTTTCAAGTATCGTGGGGTTTGTCTGAAAAGCCGCAAATACATTTGCACCCACACACATCTTATTTGGCTTTCTTAAGCCGGATTTATGTATCCGAATCGATAATGCGTTGAAAAAGCGGACAGGATCACTATTATCATTATCGAAATAATAGAATTGGTTTGCCCCTGGCACCATGTCTGTTCCTGTAAGTACAGTACTCCAAGAATCGGGATTAAAATACTTATCAGCCCATATCTTGTCCATATGAATGTTCATTTGTTCGGCTACGAACCTTATCTTCGCCCTTCTAGGATCGACTGGGCCAGGGGCATTGGTACGTTGAAATTCTAGTGTAGATATTTGATCAATACCAGTTAAAATCTGATCAACTTCACAATGATACCAGTGATCACGTTTTCCAAAAACAGCCGGCGCAACGTGTCCAAATTCCGGCTTGCGCATCATATTATCACGAGCAAGGTCACCTTTATCGAACTCGTAAAATCTTGCTGAAGAAAGCTGAACTGGTACAATAGGGAACATGCGCTTGCTAACAAAAACACCAGGCTCCTGGAAAAAAGCAAGGGCAA